TTCCTTGGGTATCAGGATAATCGAAAGATTCTCCTAATCCTGCCGTTAATTTTGATTGTTTAGCGTAAGCGTCTTTGTAATCTTGTTCTGTGAATGGTGGTTCTGGCATATCTTCATCGCCTTCCATTAAGGTTGCGAGTCCTAATCCAGCTCCCAGTTTAGCGCCTGTGCTCCAGCCTCTAATTCCTGTTGCTGCTTTATAACCTTTTTGACCTTGAGTTCCACCTATATAATTTCCTCCAGCAGTAAGACTTCCTGCCATTTGAGGCTTACCAAAACCTTCCAATCCTGGAACTCCTCCCATTGCGCCTAATTGACCAATACCTCCAGCAATCAGAGCGTCTCGGAATGAGCGCTTTGTTGATTTTCCGCGTAATTTCTGTATGCCAAACGTGGCCAATGCTATTGTTATTGGATCCATAATAAATACTTAAGTAACTATCATTTTAACTGTATTACTGGGTCTTATCAATACTGTGGGTATTAGGAGCTATGGGAGATAATGGGATAAAAGGTTTGAATTCTTAAAAACTAAGAGCTCTTTTTTTCGTCTTTTTCAGTTGAAAGATTACCAGAAGAGGTTTTGATGAATTCTTGAAGTAATTTTCCGCGATACAGTTTTTCGCCCACATGAGAGATTTCTTCATCGGCTAAAGCATATATTTTCCCCCCTATATCAGTCCATAACTTACAAAAATTAAAATCCTCTCCCAAGTACAACTTGGTTTCCATACTATAGTAAGTATCAAAAAAATTATAATAGTTAGGGCGCTCTACCATTTTACCATTAACCAATGTTTTTTGTTTTATAGTTAAATCAGGATAAGCTTCTCTTAATTTATCAAAAGCGGTACGCTTAATCATCATACATCCCGCTGGTCCTCTTTCTACTTGGATAAAACCATTATCCATAGGAATCTCATCAATATTAGGGAGTCTTACAGGAAACATATAGCCTTTAGTATCAGGATGATCACTCGGTCTTCTAATATCATCCTTCCTAAACTTGTCGGCATCGACAGTCTTCATAGGATAAACGATCAAAGCAACTTCATAAGGACATTCATAAAGTCTAAAAATGGAACGAACAGAGAAGGCAATATCAGCATCAATGAAACACATTTGGTGAGCTGTAGAGTCCAGGAAACTGGCTACACATAAGTTTCGTCCTTGAGTGACTAGACTGCTTTTCATAAGTTGAAAAGTAATATTGGTATTATTAAGTAGGCATTCCTTTTGTAAGTCCAAGCAGGACTTCATATAATGCAAACAAACATCTGAATGAATGGGGGTGGATATAAATAAGCCTTTAGATTTTTTAATGGCTTCAAGTTTTTTCCAAAAGGATCCAATCACTTTCCAATCGTAATAGTTTTTATAGTATTGTTGTTGAAATTTCAAGTTATGACTTGGGTCATTTTCACTGAGAATAGTTTTTGCATTTTTTATGCTTTCGGCAGTTTGGCTAGCTAAATATTTTTTATCGGCAGAATAAGGCATATAGATAGGGAACTCGGCACAGGTTTCTGGAATAGCTCCGAGATTCGTGGTGATCAGCATACAGCCAGCCGCTAGGGCTTCCATCGCGGAAATACAAAAAGTCTCTTCAAATGTTGAAGGATGAACACTAACATCATAGTCTTTTAATTTTCCTACTAGCTCATCATGGCGACAATAGCCTTTATAATTTACATTTTTTAAATTTCCTGCTCGTTCATAGAGTTTAAGAAATTTGGGTTCATTATCCCGATGAAATTCGTCTCCATAAATAATAGTGCTAGAATAAACATCCAAAATAATATCTTTTTCTTCTTTAATAAGTTCCATGGCATCTAAAAGAACGTCTAATCCTCGCCAAGGAGTAGAAAAATAGATTAATTTTAAAGGAGCTTTATAGGTAAAGTCTGTTTTGAGTTTAAGCTCATCATAATCAATCCCGTTTTTTATAGTGAGGGCTTTAGTATCAGGAATATTAAAAAAATATCTAAATTTTTCATAAGTCCAGTGAGAGTTAAAGACATACCAATCATACTTTTTATGATTTTCTTTTTTATTAAACCATGGAGCAAGATTTGGTTGATCGTATGAATTTTTAATCCACAAGATATTAGGCCGTAAAGGATGAAGAGGTTCTTTTTCCGGAACGGAAGTCGTAATTTGAACAAGGTCTAGAAGATTTCGATTGCTGTATTTACGGAGATAATCGAATTGAATTTCGGTCCCCCCATAAGGTTGCATTAATTAGTTTTACCGAATACCTCTAAAGATGCAACAGTTATTTCTAAATCTTGTCTAAAATCTTTCGCAGTCGTATCAGTTGCCGGATCTGCTACGTCTGCATCAAATGCTGCTTTGGACGCATAGATCTTTCCTGTACGTTTATGTTTAACAATTTCTTTGGCTTTCGCCGGTAGTGTTTTCATTAAGCTGTTCCTTGATCTCCTGTTATTAAAGCGTAGGAAACTAATCCTTTGATGACATTAGCAGTTCCCCCTTTTATTTTCAAGGCATCCTGTTCCTCTAAAACCACGGGTCCTTTAGCTAGATTTTGAGTCGTCAGGGTGGTCATTTGAATGGTGCTCATTTGTGTAGTCGCCGTCGCTGAAAAATCAAACACAGCTGAGGCAACGTCTACGGTTCCTGTGCTTGTATTTTCAGCTTGAATATTTTGTAAAATAGCCCGGGAGCTCTCATCCATAGTTAAAACCGTTGTCATAACATCTGTTGTTAAATCAAAAGATTGATTTCTATATTGTATTGCCATTAGTGTCCTTGTCCCCGCGAACGTTTATGCCTAGGAATTCTTTTACTACATTTTTTAGCATGACGTCCAGGCCTTTTTCGATGGAGATGTCTGACATGTGAATATCCATACTGTAATTTTTGTTTCTTAGCCATAACTCATATTAAACCACTGAAAAGCTTGTGTATCGTTTTCAATCGTTCGTTGATATGAGGTATTAAGTTCTGTTTTAAGCTGCTCTAATTTAAATTTAATCATACGTTGATTAGAAGCTTCGTACTCATTGGTAGGTTCTTGAAAAGTTACAGTTACCTTAGCCATTATCTTCTTCCATCGGGTTGAATATCTGCTCGGAAAGTTCCAAAGCGCCACGTTTCATTAACCGCATCATTTTCTACTTTTAAATTAATAAGACGGGCTCGAGCTCTTACATCGACTTTAGTGGTTGCAGACGTAATTGAAATAGGACTTAATCCTGAAGCAGTCTCGCTACTAGCCGGATAATCTTTTAAATTTAAAGAGAGTTTTGCCGTGCCTGTTAATACTTTAAAGTCAGGAATGAATCTTCTAATTTTCATAATATATTCTCCATCTCCGTCTACATCTAAATCAAAATCTCCTGATTGGATATAAGCAGCAATCGCGGTAGAAGCACCAGCGGAATCTACAGCATTATTTCCTTTTTCCTGTGCATACATCTTAGTAATTCCTTCGCTATTTCCATAAATTAAAGGAGTATCGGATACATCTGAAGAAGTTAAATATTCTGTAGCATAAGGATCGGGTTGAACATCTGAATCAATCCAGCCTGTACGTGCCAAACTTCCTGTGGTCCAAACACCTCCGGCTATACTAGGGCTTTCAGCAAAATTATAGGAAGTATAACGATCAATGACACTACTACTGGCTGTTGGATAGAACCAAGTAATTTCACTAAATAAGTTATTAACCCCTGCAGCTACAATTTGACCTGAAGTATAATTGATATCATCAAAAATATAGTCTTCAACATTACAAGATAAATTTTTAACGGTACCATCAAACAGAAAGAAGCCTCCGGCATCTCCCATCCAGAAGACTCGACCATTAGCGAATGCGACCGCATTATGACCGATGCATCCGCAGTTAGTACCTACTTGCCTTACTGAGAAAGTAAAAGGTGGTCCCACGAATTGCATTACATAGGCGGCCTTGTCGGTTAATATAAAAACATAATCTCGTCCTTGAATAGCGGCTCTAATTTCTGATCCTGTAGATAATCGCATTGTTCCGGCGGTGTTGGTAGAAGTTGGAACCCAATCGTTTCGATCTTCTTGATCCGAGAATCTTATAAACATTTTATCTTGTGTGCTTGCAGTACCAATAGTTGTTTCGGTGCCCAATAAAATAACGTGTCTGTCTTTTTCAGAAACAATTATGCTTTCTGAAGCGGTTGGAGCACTGGTTACAACCGTGGCTCGTGTAGCAATAGCCGTCGGCACGTCTACATTTTCAGGATCCCATTGAAAAGTTTTTCCTCCTCTAATGGTAGCCAAAAGTAAAGATCCAAAGTTATCTAACTGCCATTGTCCTGGCTGTAAAATAACTTGAGTAGAAGTGGAAGCATCGCCCCAGCCTCCGTTACCCCAACTGGAAGTACCCCAACCATAACCATAAGTTTGAGTTGCATTTCCAATTCGATAATAAGGCTGTACTGTCATCGAACCGAGGCCCGTGATTCCTGCGCCCGTTTCTGTAGAAGGAAGTGTAATAGTAATAGTAGTCGCTGTCGGAGTGGTAACAACTTCAAATTTTTTACCTTCTAAGTCTGCCGCTACAAGACTGGTTCCTGAAGCTGGCAGTGTTACACCACTCAGCATAATAACCATGCCGGGATCTAAATTATGAGATGTTAAAAAAGTAAGAGTAGCTTCGTCGCTACTGGTAGTTGTGGTTAGAGTCACACTCGATTGATCCAATGATGAATCCAAAGGAGTAACATCATGAAATTCACCTTCAAACCAGATAGCTAAAATTTTATTGGTGCCTACCGCAATCCAGCGATTACCTTGAGTATCAAACCAACCAAATATTTTTCGTCCAGCTCCAGGTAAAATATTAGTTTGGGTTTCTTCCCAGCCTCCAATTTTTTCAGGCATGCCGTATCGAAAGCGAGCATAATCGCCTCCTATCCAACCTGCTTCTACACCAGAAGGTGTTAATTGTTTGTTAAAACCTGGTCTAAAATTCACTTTTCTAAGCATACCATGATTTTAATCTATTGTAGGCCTTGTGTATAGATTATCTCGTTGAATCCTGGTAAAAAACTTACTTTTTGTAGCATAGAAAAATCCTAAAATTCCTTTATAATATACCCTGAGGGGCTGGTCAACTTGAGTTTTGGCTTCTATGTTTTAGAGGTAGGTAACCTAAATTTACAAAACCAAGTAGGTAATCCTAAATGAGGTCGTTTATCAAAAAGATTTTCTCCTGAATTTGGAGTTTTTTTATTGTTATAATGTAAAAAGACTTGCCCACACTCTTTACCTTTAAATTTAGTTCGCCAATGCTCTAGTTCACAACCGCGATAAATCAGCATATCTCCTTGTTTAAGGTCCATTTTAATTCCTTTTGGAGCGTTGGGTTTATGAATTTCTTTGTGTTCATCAATGACAAAGTCACCTCCCGATGGATCTAGAAAGATAGACCAAGGATCCCCTCCTAAAAACACTGTGGTAGATATTTCACAGCTTAAACGATCCTTATGTCGTCTTAATTTATCTCCCTTTTTATAAAGTCGAGTATAAGTATAAGCCGGTTGAAGTTTTAATCCTGTGGCCTTTTCCATAATAGGTTGACACTTCAACATTAAAGTTTCCGTGACGATGTCTGCATAGCAAGAATAAGTGTGGGGTATTTGTTCATCTACTGCCTCATACTGGCCTAATAAAGTTTCATAAGGAGAAATATATCTCTGTTTTAAACAGGTATCATAAACCTGTTTTTTCATTAAAAAATAATTGTAGATAAATGTTGCCAGATCTTTTGAAATTGCTTGGCGTATAATACAATATTTATCTTTTTTAAACATTTTTTAAACATTTTTCATCTTTGGGAAAATATTCTAGATTAGTGGATAGAATGATTCTTTTATCACTGGGATTAGGTTCCACAAAATGGGGCAGATGTCCTGGAAATGCAACACAACGTCCAATTTTAGGTTTGATGACGACTTGCATCCGCCAATTAACATAGGGATAACCAGGCTCTAAGATGACCATGTTAGATGAATCTTCTTTACAATCCAAATAAAATACAAAATTCCAATGATGTTCCAAAGAAATATGGAGATGGGTATCATGAAAATCTCCTTTATCATATCTTTGGATCCAGGATTCTTGTAGCTTCCATGAGGTATAATTTTTTTCTTTAGCAATTTCGTTATAGAATTTTCGACAACTCCCCAATAAAAATTTAAATTGGTCCTGTATAAGAATATTTTTTTCTCTAAAAAAAGTTGTCCGGAGGTAAGGAAATTTTTCTATCTTTTCATTCTTTAACACTTGCATCAGTTTTTTATGATCAAATGTAATTTGACTCTCATAGATTTTAGTTACAAAAGAATAGGATTTCATGCTACTTATTTAACCTTAAACATCTTTAGCCATCTCTTTAAGTAAGGCTGTTACGTTCCAATGAATAAATCTAAAAGGTTCTTTGCCATGATCGACTGCGTATTCATGTTCCATATATCCTGGAAATATAATTAATGTGCCTGGCTGAGGTTTAAAATGAATCAGTTCTGTTCCATGAAAAACCCCTTTTAATTCTGGCTTCATTATTAATTTGGTACATCGTGCACCTGCTCTTGGGTCATGAAAAATAGGATAAGAAGTTTTTTCACTACATTTTAAAAAATAAAATCCTGATACATGCTGATTCCAATGAATATGTGCTGAATGATGACCCCCTCCTTTTTTAGAAAATTCTTGTACCCACATTTCTGCAAACAGGGTTGTATATAATTTCATATTGTAACCATGCTGGTCTAAAAATTCCCAAGACTTTTGACCAACATAATTTCTGAAATCTAAAAAATCATTATCTTTTGTTAATGGTGATGAATGATGGGATGTTCCAAAATCTCCACTAGCTTTAATTAATTTTTTATCTCTTTTTCTAGCTTCTTTAATATACTTATCGCTAGCTTTGTTTAATGATTTAACAAACTCTGGTTTATCTTCTGCCCATATAGGGGTTCTAAAATATTCATTTAAATCCATTACTTAAATGGATATCCCAAATGCCATACGACAAGTGAATATCTTACTCCGCTAGTGACGGGTTTAACTCTATGCCAAACAAAACTTGGAAAAATAATAATAGAACCTTTAGGTAATATTTCAGGTGCTTTTCTCAAATGTTGCGCCTCATCTCTCATTTGAGGGGAATATTGTCGAAAATCAAATTCTAATTCTCCACCTTTATATTCTGAACCATCGGTGAGTTGACAAGTCATTGATAGTTTTCTAATTTTTCCATGAGAAGGAGTTTTAGGTTGATTATAACCTTTATTCCAACTATCACAATGCCAATCGTAGTATTGATTCAGTTTATACTTGGTAAATTGACAAGATTCAGAATGATTCCATTCAAAATTCCAACCAGCATTTTTATTAGCTTGATGGACAAAAGGATGTATTTCCTTATAAATCCAAGTGTCGTTCAGCCAAACCAAATCAGAGTTTCTTTTTTGTTTCTGATCCAGTACTTCATCTTTATTTAACTTTTTTCCTCTGGCGTGCCCTCCTGTAATAGCCATTGTTTCTTTTTTAGTTAAAGCATACTTAATAACCTCATCACAGAATCTTGAGGTAAGCGCAGATTTAAAACACCAGAAATAATTAGTTAAATTCATAAGTAATCGTTTGTATAAAATTAAGAGAATCCTTTTGATTGTTGATTATAGAATACATATTGGTAGAGGGAAACATAATAAACTTATTGTTTGATAATGGTATGGTCCAGGTTCTTCCTTTCCTTTTATTATCATCATAGCAAATCTTAACACAACAATTATCAACTTTAACCCCGTATAATAAAGTATAATCTGGGGAGTGTTTTAAATCTATGGGATCAACATCTAATAAAGAAGGTGTCGTTTCATGAGGAGAGTAAATATTGCCCCACGTTTTTTTATTCACTAATTCAATATCATATTCAAGTCTAATGTGTTCACGGATATAGGTATTTAACTTATCCCAAGTTTTTGAGAATAAATATTTTTTGTTATGTATTTGATATTGTAAAATGTGATGGGCTAATTCAATAGGATCTATTTCCCAATCTTTTGGCATCGAAACATCGCCGTAGTATAAAGCTATTTCAGATAGTACTTTCTTTTCCATATCCAGCAGTTATGGTTTATCTTATTTTTCTAAAATTGTCTAGATCTAAGCTCTTTGCCTATAACTTTAGAGGCGATATTAATTTTCTATTGACGTTCTTTTTTCTTATCCCAGGATTGATCTGAATCGTTCCACTGATAATAATGAGTATTTAATTCTTCCCCTAAATCTGGAGCAGCACCAATAGGAGACTTCCATACAGCTTCAGATGTATTTAATACCCAACTAGCATAAGGTTTTGGGGAGTAGAATATATTATTATCTTCATCCCAAATCATACCTATGCCTGCATAGTTTCCCCTTAAGGCTTTAGATTGATCCGCTGATAATTCTCCAGTCTTATTATCGTAATGCTTTCCACCACGAGTATTGTAAGATGTTTGAATCCATCTTTCGGCAGGCCAGCTATTATGTTTTTCTAAATACTGTTGGCCTACTGCTTCCTCTTCAACACCGTCAGCATTTAGCATATCTTTATTATCTAAAGTTAATACGGTAAGAACTTTTGATGTATCTCCTATTTTTGCAAAATGTGCCATGCTTTTATTGAAATTTGTATCTTATAATTACTGTTCCACCGCCGCCACTACCCGATGCATAACTTGCATAGGCACAACCCATTCCACCGCCACCGCCACCTGTAGCTGGTGTTCCGGCAGTTCCATTTGCGGCGTTAGTAGTAGTTCCAGCACCTCCACCTCCAGCGCCTCCTACTCCCGCAGTTATTGGCGGTCTTCCACCACCTCCGCCACCACCTGCTCGTTGTACCGCGGATGCATTTATTGAAGTCGTTGCTCCGGCTCCTCCTGGACCTGCTTGAGGGCAAGTCGCAGTTCCGCCTATGGCAGCTGCACCTCCACCGCCACCGCCTCCTCCTTCTGTAAATTCAGGATTAGCTACTCCACCATTAAAACCTTGATTTGGAGTTGTGTCAGGGGTATCTCCTATACCTCCCGCATTTGCAGCTGGCGCACAATGACCTGATCCTGCCACTCCAGCAAATCCTCCGCCTCCTGAACCTCCAGGTCCACCAGAACCATAAGGTCCTGCGAGAGGTGAAACTCCGCCTCCTGTTCCTCCACCTGCTGATGTTATTGAATCAAAAGTTGAAACTGAACCTGGAGCTGAAGCTGTACCCACACAAGACGCTCCGCATGGTCCAGCAAGTCCGCCTGCACCTCCTGAACCTACTGTAACAGCATAACCTTGAATTGTAATATCTAAACCTGAAACTCCTGATCCTAAAGGAGATGCTGAATAACATCCTGAAGCAGCACCAGAAGATTCTCTGTATCCTCCTGCACCGCCGCCACCTCCTCTTTTATTTCCGCCGCCTCCGCCTCCAGCGACTACTAAATAATCTGCTACGGCTAAATCTCCACCTCCTGCTGAAACGCAAAAAGTTCCTGGTCCTGTAAATGTGTGGACTTTATAATTTGTACAAACCGTGGATATAGTTCCACCTGTTGCAACTATATACGCAGGAGCAGCAACACCACCAGATCCAAATCCTAAAACTTGATATCCAAAAGACATATATTAATTCTCCTATGCGTCGTTAGCAGCGTCTGTTGTGTAAAATAATTTGATCCCTAGTACTCGTGCGTCACCAGTAAAGTCATCGTCACCATCTGCTGCATTTCTGAAAAGTTGAAAAAATGTATAATCATTGTCAGCTGGAGATCCGGCAATTGTTACTGCACCACTTACCGCACTCATTTGTACATCTTCTACAGTTCCAATTCCATCATCTTCAACTTCTACAGCTGTTCCAAAAACTGCATCAGCTGTGTCGCCTTCAGTAGTAGCTAAACCTTGAAGAGCAAAAATACAGGTATCCGTATTCGTACTACTTGGACTCCAAAAAACTTGATAGGTTACTGTTCCTAAATTCCATGACTTAGGCATCGCAATAGAAAACTGTGCATATTCATTTGTACTTGCATCAAAATCTAAAAGCTTTAATTCAGGTCTAGTTGCTGTAGTTTCAACTGCTTGAGCATCAGCTCCATTTGTTGTTGTTCCGAACATTGCTTGTGCAGGGATAAAAATAGTTTCTGTGCCTGCAACTTTAACTGCAGCTGTTCCTGATTTAAGGACTCCTGTTCCTAAAGGATTAATATTAAGATCAATATTTGAATCGGTCGCACTGGTAGAAATTGCTGCAAGAATTGGACCACTACCTGTAGCCGCATTCGTTATTCTAAGTTCATTGACTGGAGTACCAACTTCAG